GTATACTTGGAAAAGCTGACATAACATCATCACGCATATCATATTCAAATGTAGGATGATAACTCATTGTTTCTACATCATATGGCGTAGAAAGAGTATATTGTTTTAACATATGATGTCGAAGTGTTCCAACGCCAAGGCTATAACTATCGTTTGCATCTGAAAATATAATTCCAGTTCCATCTGCATTCCATGCTATATCTCTACTTGATCCAGAAACAAGACCTCTGGAATAACCAGCTGAATCAGGGTCATTGTGTCCAGCTATTTCAACCCTTTCAAAACCTGATGTTGCCATGCTAACACCAGAACCGTTATTTTTAAAAAAATCACTAATATCATATGGCTTATTAGAATCTAATATTGAGTAACCAATACCTCCACCTTGGAAATAAAAAAAGTGTACTCTTGTTCCGGTGGGATTGAAAAGAATATTATCTGGTCTTGTACCTGGATCAGGGTGAGTTTTTAATAAGGTTCCATAAGTTACTTCTGAACTATCAAAAGTAAAAACATTAGTGTATTGTCCATAGTCAGAATCAGTAGTAGTATCTTTACCAAACTGATATGAAAATGAATCCCATTTTGAAATAGTGGATAAATTAGTTAAATTAAAAACATTTTGAAATTCTACTGTAGGTGCTGAAAGATAATAAGCACCACTGTCAGTTACACTAAGAGCTGTTACTTGACCATTTACAACTGTAAGTGTACCAGATGCTCTTGCGGAATCACCTGCAGGAATTCCTGTTGGTGCAGATATTGTAACAGTAGGAGCAGAGGTGTACTGTGTTCCGTTACTTGTCAAAGTTATGTTTGATATACCTGTCATTAATCTATATTCACCGTAGCTGTGGCCGTTTGACCTTGATCAATAGTAAGAATATATTTGTATGCATGTCGTTTTTCTATATCATCAATAGTGTCTATACCAGTATCCAAATCTTCTCCAGTATACTCGAAGAGTTGTGCTCTTAACTTAAATGTAGGAAGATTAGCTAATTGATAAAAAGGTTGTTCATGTTCTACATGCATTACTTCAAAGAGTTTATTTGACATTGGGAGATATAATAGATCTCCTTCTCTTGGTCGTTCTCCAGTAATCTGGTTATCGTTTTTTCCAACCGTAGTATTCCAACGCTTGCGAGCGACAACAAAAGTAGCTTCATCTCGTATCTCAACACCGAACTTAGTGAATAAGTCTCCTTCTCCATCAAATCCCTCCACATTTTCAATATACATTTCAATCTTATAACCATTATTAAATCTTGAAGGAACATCTTCTCCAAGTATACGATCTTCATTAATAATAGTTCGAGGCAAGTAATAGACGTCTTGCCCATACATTTTTAATGATTCTATTATTATATTTTCATATAGCTTTTGTTCTGATCGAACAGCCTCTGAAAAGTATACATTTCGTGCCATGTTAACCTACAAAAAAGTCTGGTGGTAATTCTTTTTCTATTCTAAGTGCTTCTCTTAACCTCTCCATCTCTGTTGTACCGTCTTCAAATATTTGTCTTCCGTTCAATTGAACTCCACCAGGTAATTGCATACCTTCAAACTTAATTAAGTTAGAACCCCATTGTTGTTTAAACAATGCAGTTGTGTAATCTTTTACAAACATATCATTAAAAACACTACCATGTGAATCAGGATCTACTATTTGATAAACTTCTGCAATTAAATATTCATTTTCTTTAATATCGCCATCTTCAAAATCACCATGAATATATAATCTATTTTGCATTCTTGAAAAATTAGTTAAAGGCATTCCATTTAGTTTATTTTGTAGTAATGAAAGATATTGCTGCATTTGTTCATAATATGCCAAATCTCCTGCAAAGTTTTGAAGATCTGCAATATCGTTTAACATCATTTGATACTTAATATCAAAAAAGTTTCTTGAAGCTCCAAATTGATTTGCTATAGGAAATAATCTTGATATAAACAATACATCAGATGAAATAGGAATATATTTATTAGAAATATCACTAGCAGTTACTTGATGTTTTAAATAAGTTTTTATTGTTGCATCTGAATGATATTCTTGATACAATTGTAATGCATCATCAACACGATCTTCTTCTTGGTCAGGATCAATGTTAATTTCTATAACTGGAGCTCCAAGCCTTCGCTTGCAATGCTCTATTAATGTAGCTCTGCTATTTGGTGCTGCCATGATACCCTCTAATCTATTTTCTTGTATTTATATGTATTTTATTATTAACCACCAGAACTATCATTTTCCCATGGTGGTGTAGGAAATACAACATCTGAAGAAGCACTATAGGTTTGAGGTAAATCTCTTAAAGATTTTCTGTAAACTTTTAAATCTGAATCCATTTGTCCTGGAGAAAGTTCAAGATGTCTTATAACTCTTACATCAGTTGAAGCAAGTAGTTCATTTCTTTCCATTCTAATTGCAGACCATGCATTAGCTTCCATTCGATTAAGTTCAGCTGAATCTATTGCAGTTACCAACCAACCTGAGCTATCACCAGTCGTACTCCATGAAAGTTTGTGTGTTGCACTGTTGTAATCAGGTGCACTATCTGCTACAACATATCCAGCATCTAATATTTCTTCTGCAGTCCAAGTACTTGGATCTGTTCTTGATTGACCTGTTGATAATATTATCCTATCTGTTGGAAGTGCAGCAGGTTTTTGATGTTTAAATGAATATAATACAGACATATTTTTCCCTTTCTAAACTGTAAATGCTGGAGTCCATAAATAAAAACGTCTAGGCCAAGTACTTCCTGTTACTTCTGCATAAGCATAATAACTTCCTGAATATGCACTACTTGGTCCGGTACCACTAGAACCAGTAGAACCAGTATGTCTATACCACCTACCCGTGTAATAAGCTACTGAGCCATTTAACACAATTTTATCATTCCAGGCTTGCGCGACGGTAGTAGAGTTACTTTGTCCAGATGGTCCTGTGTACCAATCTGTAGGAGTGCTTTCAAAACCATCAAACCATTGTTGAACTCCATCTTTAGTCACATTTACATTATCTATAGCCCAATCTCCAGCCCAAGAATTTCCACTAACATAATAAAATAAATATCTACGGCTTTGCCCTGCAATGTCTGCATAAGTACTAGTTTGTCCTATTTGCCAACTAGAACCTGTTGCCCCTGAAGAATTATATAGAGCAGAGGTCATAAAGTTTTGTCCACCTGTAGCAGCATCTACCAAGTATACTCGCAAGTTTCCTATATAGCTTCCAAGTCTGTGTTCTGCCCAACCTAATATAAGATTTTTAGTAGTAGGCGTTGTATCTGTTATAGTAATACTATTTGTTGTATGAAGAATAGTACCTGATGTATTAGATTTTCTAATTTGTACTTGGAAAGATTCATTTTCAGCAGTTCCACCTTCTGCAATTGGATCTATAGTAACTGTTCCAAATTGCTGGGTTCCAAACTGTGTGTTCATAGTAAGAGATCCTGATGTTTGAAAAGTACTAAAATCAGCATTAGTTACACCCGTACCAGTACAAGTGTAAAATAATGTACCAGGTGTTGATTGTCCAGTGTTAGTAATTTGTAGTTGACCAGTTGTTTGCCCTTCAGTTACATTAAAAGGTGTATTAGACGATATATTAGCAGTTTTTGAAGTATCATTAATTGTAGCTTGATCTGCAGATACTTGAGTCCAACAGAGTCTTCCATCCGCACCTGCTCCCTCTCTAGCTTTACATTTTCCATACATAGCTATCTGTACACGGGCGTATTGTACCCCTTCAGTAGAATAATCAGGATCAACAGCTATGAGATCTGAATAGCCAGATCCATTGAACACAGATGCGTAATTATAAGTTGATGCATTGTTTACCGATATTTTGTATACATCAGCTACACCTGGAGAATTATTAGTACTCATAGTAGCAACTCCAGAACCATATACAGAACTAGAATAGGCATACCCATACAGTCCAGTTATTTCACCTCTACCATCACTAAATCCTCCACCATCATTATAAAATTCAAACTTTATTCTATCCCCGTCATGCAAGCCATACAATGCTCCCGTTACAGAGGTTGTGCTGTTGGATGTGGCTTCTTGAGACCATGATCCACCACCAGCTGCAGATGTGTAAAGTCTAGCTTGACTACTAGCATTATCATTACCGTTAAATTGATACCAAACACTCATACTAGGAACACCACGAACAGTAAATATCATTTCACCAGTAGAGCCTGCAGTTGAATTAGTAGATTCAGCTTGATATCTTTCAGTAGAACCAGAACCACCATAACCACCACACAATTGGATACCAGCACTGCTTGTAAATTCAAGAAAATTTGGATAGAAAAATCTTATTGCTCCAGCAGAACTACCAGCAGAACCCACATTTTGCATTTTAAACTGCATATATGGACTATTAGGTAAAGTTCCATCATTACCTGCACCTTCATCTAAAGCGGCTTCCTTAAAACCCTCAAATGTAGAAGGAATAGTAAAATTTACAATTGAATATGTACTAGATGTAAGAAGAACACTATCAACAGTTTTTTTTATTTCAATAGTAAAAGTTTTAGGAAACGCAGCAGTTACAAAATATGGATCTGCAGTAAATTCAGTTTATATAGTAAATGTACCAGTATTATCAGTACCCATAGTAAATGTACCAGTAACACTATCAAAAGCACCTTCGTTCATTCCACTACCGCTAAGATTAAGATTCCAACCATATGTTACAGCACCTCCTTCGTGACCCGTTCCAGTAACTGTAAATGTTGTAACATCATTTTGCAAAACATTAGTACTACCATTATTAGGAGCTGTTTGACTAATACCTGTTACAGCTGGTACATCTGGCCAACTATCACTACCACGAATATGCCGATCGTGATTATCAAATACTTTTACTTCTTCAGGTTTAAATCCTGAAGGTTCTTGTAAAGGTCCTATAATTCCACCGTTTCTTCTCATTTTTTTTCCTTAAAAGAATGTCATATCTGTCCAATTAAAATATGTTTCATTTGAAACCATTACAAACAATCCTCTACCACCTTGTCCATTAGTTTGCCCACCCCATCCTCTACCATAATAGGTACTGTTGGAATTAGCCATTTCAAATGTATATGCAGAATATCCACCCGTACAATAGCCTGACCCAAGATTATAAAAATAATTCTCAAATTCACTAAACGCACCATAGTCTTGCATCAACTGTAATGGATTATAATTAGCTCTGCTGCTATTCCAATATGGATAACCATTACCTTCAGTACTTCCATTCCAAGAATTAGTATAATCAGAAAATATAAGAGATCCACCACCTGCTCCAGCTGCACCACAATCGTTTCCGTGGCCACCACCACCTCCTCCTCCCATAGGAATTATCTCAGTAGTAAATCCATTTATTGAGGAACTTGTGGAAATATAACCACCGTTCTCTGATCTATTTGCAAAAACTCTTGAATTTCCTCCACCACCTCCTGCTGAGCCACCACCGGCTCCTCCGCCGCCACCGCCACCATTATGACAGCCAGAGTTAGGATAAGCATTGCCACCTGTAAGTTGATTTTGAACAGAAGCGCTACCACCATTTTGGTCAGTATCACCACTAGATTGATAGGTACCTCCACCTCCACCACTTCCATCAAATCCATTTTTACCAGCTACACTATCAGAGTTTGGCCACCTGGTAGACCAAGCAGCTCCTCCTACACCAAAACCATGACCACCAAAGTTGGCATTAAAATTGTGTGTAGCACAACCGCCACCACCACCAGCTATTGCAATATAATTAGCCCAATTTGGTACGGTTGCTGGTAATGTAAAATTAGCTTTTAGATATGAACCACCACCTCCAGAACCACTACCAGTACCATCACCATATGAACCTTGACCAGCCCGCATAGCATAGCCCGCAGTATTATTAGGTGGATTTACAGCATTTGCATTTGTATACTTTCCTCCTTCTCCTACTCCACATTCATATTCACCAGCTGGTAATGTAGCTACAAATGAAAAGAAACCACCATTCCCTCCATAACGACTACTATAATTATATCCTCCACCACCACCAGCTCCCATTAAAAATATTTTATAGGTTCCACCTCTGATCGTAAAGGTGTGTGCATCTTTATTGTTTGCTACAAATCCTTCAAAACTTGGCCTGGTAAGTTTAGCTGAGGGTAGATTATGAACACCTTTTTGAGACTGTGCTCCTATGCTAGTATTAGATCCAACATAGCTTCCATATCTATGGTAATTAAAAGTCATTAACGTGTCCTTACGCGTCGTCTAATACATCCCATGATATTACACAATGTAAATCACTATTTGCACTTGCTCCACCTCTTATCTGATCAGATTCTTCAAGATAGATACCAGCATCTTTAGATAGTACAACTAGTGTTGATTTAGCTGGGACAGTTATATTATATGCTAATGCATATGCTGTAGCTTGAGAATTATCATAAAAATATATTTGAGCATCAGCTGCATTTGATCCATCAACATTAGATACAACTATTGAATTTACTTTTACTACTTTATCTGAGGGACAAGTAATTAGAGCGGTGGATGTTGTTGTAGTCAACGCGAATCCTTTTGTCTCTCCATATATACTTGATACACCTACTATATTTGGGGCTGCCATAGTTTAGTCCTTTCTTTATCCAAATATCATTGCCATTGCGATAGCTTTACCGGTACTAACTCCACCACCAGAAGCTGCTGTTGTTTGTGTTGTACCATCATTAAATTCAATACCAGTGGTAGTTTTCAATCTTCCAGTAATATCAACTCCATTAGTTTTGGTGGTAAGTTTAACATTGTTATCATAATATAATAAAACAGATTGGTTTCCTTGACAAACTATGGAAGATTCATTAGCTTTTGCTCTTATATAAATGTTAGTCAATTGATTAGATTGTACATTGTTTATACCATTTTGTATATAAAGGTGACCTACTCCGTTATGTGTTATCGAAGCTGATCCATTGTTGTAATCCAAGGAAAGCGAAGAGTCTGCAGAAGTACCAATTTGTACATCACCAGTCTCAAATGGTAAAAGTGATGATCGTAGTGCTACTGTACCACTTGAATCTGGAAAAGTTATAGTTCTATCTGCTGTTGGGTCTGCAACTGTTAAAGATGTTTCCCAACTATCATCAGTAGCACCTTCAAACCTTATAGATTTACCAGCACCCATCTGAAGGTTTGCATTACTATGAACAGACGTTCCTGGTTCTAAATATAATATATTTCCTGTTTTAAGATGCAAGTCAGCCCTATCAAGGGTTCCACCAGGAGGTACATGAACAGGGTTAGAATATATTTGAGCTTGCGTAACACTAGGATTTAGATAAGTGGCTCCTTGTGCACCAATGACTAATTGAGAAGTACCAAGATTATTTGTACCAGTTAATGTAATTTTTTCAGTAAGACCTGACCCTCCAGTTTGCACACTTTTTGTTACAAAAGTTCCTGTTTCATCTGGTATTGAAATTATATTATCTGATGTTGGATCAATTGCTGTTAGTTTCGTTTCAAAACTATCCATAGTTGAACCTTCAAACACTATAGACTGGTTTTGACGTGTATAAAGATCTGATTTTAGTCTAATTTTATAGCCAGCACCACCATCTAATTCAAGAACAGCTCTATCTATTCCATTGTCTTCCTCATATGTGGATCTTACAGAAGATTTATTCATAGCATCTGGTGCAACAGTATTTTTACCAAAAGCACCAATATCTAAACCTACACCATTACCAAAAGGTGCACTCCATAAAGTATTCATTCTTCCATTGTCGTTTTTAAGTACTGCAGTACCATCTGAGTCAGGTAATTT